AATAAAAATTACAAATATTTCATTATATTTAAAGATGGATATTAAAAGTTTCTTTCAGAAAAATCGTAATAGCATAGAAACTACTCCGTCTTTGAACATATCATCAACAAAAATGGAAGTAATGGATCCGCGTGCACAAGGAATTCGTTTGGAGGAACTGATTCACACTGGGATTCAGGCTATTTCTACTGAAATTCGTATTCTCCGTGAACAGGAAATTCGCACGGAATACGCAGACCAATCTATTAATGGGATTGACCATTGGATTCAGTATGGAACAATCCATATCTTTGCCCAGACAAAATGGCGTGATACTACGACTCAGCCTGAAGTCAGTCAATTTCTATCATGTGTAGACCGTATTCAGGCACGAATCCCCGCTGATTCTCAAGTAGTCCTTCTTTGGATTGGAAAAGTGGAACCAACCAAACATTCCATGTCTCTTCTTGCCGAACGAAATGTAGAAGTTGTATGTTCATCGGTCTCGGTGGAATCTCTCGCGCGAAATGTTGTATGTTGGGTTGGTGAAATCTTCGGCCTTGACCCAGGTGCCGGTCTGTGCTCTATTCCTATAGTGCGTCGTGCGGTGCGAACAACTCAGACATCAACATATATTGCTCCTCCTAAAATTCTTACTTATGACGAAACAGAGGAAGGAAAGGCGGCACGAAGTGGTATGGAGTCATACATTCAAGAAAAAATGTTGAATGTCATTTGGCGAAAGATTCAAAACTATGTGCTAAATGCGCCAGTATTGAATGTATATACCGTCTTTGAAACAACATATCCATCTAAATTGGAAGATTGGTCGAATGGAAAATTTCGTAAAATTAACTTTAATGGGATTCTGAAAACTTTTAAGGGAATGACATACCCTACAAAGCAGAAACCGACAAATTCTTATAGTCTCTTCGCGTATTGCCGTTTGCGATTTATTAGCACAGAGCTCGCTGCGCTCTCTCTTGAATATGGGCAAAAACGCGATGCGATGATTTCAGCAAAATCCGCCTGGGCAAAGAATTTACCAACAATTACTTGTAAAGCGGAACCAATGACTGATGAAGAATATCGCGGGGCAGTTGTGCTCTGTAATGATTATTATTATACAAATGGAAAATTGGAAAAAGTTGCTAACACTTCACTCAATTATCAATTCTTCAATAATTATTTCGCAAATTAAAAAGATAATCTCTATAGTGTAAGCTCTGGGGTTAAACTATAGGAAATTACTTCTTCACACTCTCATACATCGTATTTAACAAATTCAAATACGCCTTCGCCTCCGCCTCCGCCAGTTTTTCCTGAATCGTTTTTGCTCCGGCCTTGGATGATGCCCAGGAAATCTTAATCTCAACGCTGTATGCTGCCGGTTCCGCCTCTTTCAAATTTTGGAGGGGATGTTTTTCCACACGGAAGAATTCGCGCCGTTTATCCTTATTTGTTTCTGTAACAGGATAGATTTTTTCACTGTAATAAACTATGAACTTCGGCAAATCGTCTTGTGTCAGTCCTTCAGGAAGTTGGCATGCATTAAATTTTCGTGAAACTTTCCCACGATTCGCATTTTGTTCTGATTGAGAGGCAAGATGCAAGTTTGCCATGCGATTATCCAGTTTATTTTGGTTAATATGGTCCACTGATGTTTGACCTCGGCCATGTCCAACATGATTCATAAGAAGGGCGTGCATTGTAATCATTGTTCGTTTCTCACCCAATGTAATATGTGCGCCGGCATATCCAGTTTTCATAATACACCATGTATGTTTTTCTAATTCCTCTAACTTATCCAAATCCACTATAGTGAATACCCCAGGATTACAATATAGGAGTGCACATTCGGTACCATCTGCCGAGGTTGCCTTATATCCCCAATTTGCTTCATTGCCGGCACCAGGGGCACGCTTAATAATATGGCCGGTAATTCTTTCAAGGACAGTATATCCTTCAGGGATTGGCGGAGTTTCCATAGTAATACTCTATCGTTTTTACACTATAGGAATTGGCTTAATTGTTTCAATTTTAATGTTTTGGGAGGGAAATTAAAAATGCTTTATGAAAACATTTTTAATTAAATACATACTAAAACAATAATAATAAATGTGAAACTTAATACACAGTCTGTTTAAGAACTGTATGCTAACGTTTGACCCAGATTCAATTGCTTGAATCCCCACAAACTCTCCTTTCGCAACCATATGGAAGTTGCGAAATTCCTCTTGTGGACCCTGTTTCCAGGTGGACGGACTATATCTTAAGCAAGTGACCTCTTTCGTCACAAGCCCACTGCCATTTAGTCTCTGAACTGCATCCGTGGATTTTTCACTATAGTGAATATCTTTAGGACTTGGCTGCGGATGATCTCTATTATTCAGGTTTTTACCATACCCACAAGTTTCCCTGTGGTGCACTTGGACTGACCTTTCGGTTCCAAGGCGGTACTGAATACCTAGCAAGACTTTCCCGCAATTTGACAATGTTGCTTGTTTGTGTTTCCACAAACCCATATAAACTAGCTCTACCTTTTCGTAGAACTCTTGGTAGCATAGCCCAAGCCGAATGATTCAGCTTGAGTAAAGTTTACCACCCCAGTGGTTGTCTAATTAGCAAAAGAATTGCGAATTAGCATCCCCCATAGTTTCCTATAGGGCTGGATCGTACCTTAGACCGTCTCAGGTTGATTAGACCTTCATAGACGACCGACACCTTTGCGATCTCTGAAACGGAACCATAGCCTATCATAGCGGCAGTAGGTTCTCGCTTGCGGATTATCCAATCCTTCACGATATTACTATACCCGTGGTCATTACCCAGGGTGCCCTTCCATGTTTCCATTGGAGGGTAGTTGTGAAGGCTCTCAGGAATTTCCCGCAGCCAGGTTGTCTTGCGATTACTATTGTAATCACTAGCCGGTAACACTGTTTGTCCTAGTCAATAGACTAGGCAGCCGGCTGTTTGGGACAGGCAGTTATATATATAATTAACTGTGAAAGCGATTGCTTTCTCAATCCCACTCATGATACGTAAAACGTTGTAGTTAGTGGCGTAGACACGGACAGTAGAACTGACGTTGGTGCCGACGGCGTTGTTGGAGATAGTGAGCTGGAGAACTGCGTTATCAATACGAGAGAAGTTGCAGGTCCCAGATGGCTGGTGCTGTTCTGGCTGTAAGGCGAAGGAGTACACGTTCACCCCAGTGGCTGGGATGTTGGTGTGGTGCTGGAATGGCTGGACTTCGTTGAAGTATCGGCCTTCACGGATGGAGAATCGGTCGTGCCCGTTGAGCTGGAGGAGGGCAGCGACGACAGGGTTCTTACCGGCCATCCCTTCAACACGGGTGACACTGTAACCAGATTCGAGGACAGATCGGTCCCAGAAATCAGAGAAGTTGAATGGCTGCTGCCCCTTCCATTCATTGATGATGGAGTCAGAGCAGGAGACATAGGAGTCACGCTGGACAACCCAGACGAGTTCCTTACATGGGTGGTTGAAGTTGAGCTTGATCTTGTTGGAAGAAGAAGTGACAGATTCACCGCCAGTGAACTGGAGGGTTTCAATGAGGTATTCGTGGGCAACCTGGGCGAACTTACGACGTTCATCAGTGTCGAGGTAGATGTAGTCGATGTAGAGGGAAGCAGCGACTAACCCAGTGGCGGCAACACGGTCACGGACTGGGTGGAGCCCAGAGACGGCGAAGTCCCAGCACATGTTACGGAGTTCGTTGAATTCGAGGTTGATACGAACTTCGTGGTACTGGAGAGCAATGAGTGGGAGAGCGAGCCCAGCGTTGCGGTTGAACCAGAACTGGAATGGGATGTAGAGGGTGTATTCAGGGGAGCAACTGAGGAATTCTTCAGAGGTATTTGGGATACCAGCACCGCAGTCGGCATCACAGGCAGACCCGGTGATGACGAGGGTGTTGACGAGGGCTGGGACGTTCCCAACCATCTTGGCGTAACCAGCCTGCTTACCGGCTTCCTGGGTGAGTTCGTTCCAGAGATGGAGCCATTCACCGTAGTGCTTGTCAATGCGCTGCCCACCGATTTCAATTTCCACAGAGGAAATGAGGTTGTGACCAGGCCAGTTGAGCCAACGGAACTGGGTACCAGAGGCATCAGAGGCAACAGAGACACTTGGGAGAGTGGCCTGGAGGTACATACGGTAGATGAGGTCACCGTTACGCTGGATAGTACAGGTCACCTTCTTGCCGAAGTTGGGGGCACCGTTGAAAGGGTTTTCAATGGATTCCATGGCGAAGTTAGTGTGACGACGGTACACCTGCTTGAAAAAAGTAATCTGGGGGTTCCCAGTCAAATAGACATCCTGCGGATGTTTCCTCTATGTTTCCATAGAGGGCTGACTATATCTTAAGATTCAGCCTCTGCTGAATCCGAATACTGTTTAGTCGATGAACTCTTTTCCTTGGTTATACCCTATAGTTTTACATTATAGGAATTACTTTAGGAAATTGGCTGCTGATTGCCCAATCCTTTTTCTTATTACCATACCCAAGTTTTTCTCTTGGCCTGTTTCTTAATTTCTCAAAAAAACATTGGTAAAAAAGGCTCTAAGGGTGTTCCAGCAATTTAGTATTCTTGCGCTTGCGCGAAACAAGCACTAGCGGGTTATATACATTTGGCCAAAGCGGAGACCAAATGCTAGAGACTTACACGGGTTTCTCTCTTCTGGTGATTCTCTAGAACCAGAAGAGCCGCCCACTGTTGGTGCCCAAGAAGGGTCTAAGCACCGTATGCAACGAGCTGCATTAAACCACCAGAAGTCATTTTGCTTTTATACTCTACTCCCAGAAAAAATTCTGGAAAAACACACGTAAGTCGGGATTTTTGAAACCAATTCCTATAATGCGTTCATTAAGGATTACACTATAGGATTTGGTTTATTATTATTATTTTAATAAGACTCGGCAACTCCCTTATAGATTCTTCTAAGGAGCGCTGCAACGGGAAAGAGGGTCACAATAAATATACGCACGCTTCTACATGAAAATCAGTTCGGGTCTAAAGCACGCACCAAGGCTAAAAGAATAGAGTGGATGTCTGAGGCAAAGCCGAAGCGAGTTTTTGGGGTGCCGGCTGTGGAAGAAAAAAAGGGCGGGTCGGCGGTGAATGCGAATAATAAGACTCTTGGGGTAGGACCAGATGGTATAAAATTAAAGAATAAAGCCGCAAAAAAGAATGGTGAAGAAAAGACGACTCTGGACACGATTCATCAATTTCAGGTGCGCCGAATTCTAAATGAGAAAAATGACCTGAGTGAATTAGAGGAAGAATATGATGCGCTTGTGGAAGAGATTGAGGAAACCACAGATGAAATCAGCCGCGGCCAACTGGAACAGCGCCTGGAGAAAGTTCAGGAACTGATTCATCTGAAGACGAAGGATGATAATATATATGACTACTTCTTAAAGACTGGGCCTCTCCTTTTTGACTATTATGAAATGCAGAATGCGATTTCCAAGGGTGAAAAGAGTGCCTATAGTAAAAAGGTGAAAGCGAAACCAGGGGATGTGCTGAGTGCGCTACAAAAGGCCTCGGCGCAGGATAAAGAAGAAGATTTGAAAATAGAAGCAACAATTGATTTCCAGGTGGAATCTCCAAAGAAAAGCACTATAGGGAATGATTTTAATAATGAAAATGAGCTGGAGCCAGAAACTCTTTCGGATTGGAATGTAAAGAGGGTGGGCAAGGGAGATGATACACTTCTGGAGAAATATTTACAGAAGATTAATCCTGCTTATGTGAAGAAGACGACCTCCGCGCTGGAGGATGAGTTGGGAACTTGTGCGGAATGTGGGAAGGAGATGATTTTTGCCGTGAATGAGTCTATGTTGTATTGTCCAGCATGTAACCATAGTGAATTCATTTTGATTGACAGTGACCGACCGTCTTATAAGGACCCACCATGTGAATCATCTTATTACGCCTATAAGCGAATCAACCACTTTAATGAGCTGTTGGCGCATTTCCAGGCGAAGGAAAACACTGCGATTGATGAGGGGACATTTGATGTCATTAAGGCGGAACTGAAGAAGCAGCGGCTGACGGATATGAGTAAGCTGACAAATGAGCGGCTGCGCGAAATCCTGAAGAAGCTGAAGTTGAACAAGCTGTATGACCATACGAATTACATCTTGAGCCGACTCAATGGGTCCTCGGCACAGATTATTGACCGCGACACGGAGGAGAAGTTGCGACATATGTTCCGTGAAATCCAACCGGCGTTTCAGAAGCACATTCCCAAGGACCGGCGGAATTTCTTGGCGTATCCGTATGTGCTGTATAAGTTCTGTGAGCTCCTGGAGATGGATTCTTTCCTGAAGAATTTACAGTTACTGAAGAACCGCGATAAACTCTATGTCCAGGACAAGACATGGGAGAAGATTTGTGCTGACATGGGGTGGCAGTTTATCCCCACGGTTTAACATGCGATGTTCAATGTCCAATGTTCAATGTCCAAAGATAACCAATCCCTATAGTGTAGGCTCTGGGTTTTCACTATAGGAATATTATGAATCCATTCTAACATAAAGACATCTGATGTTATTATATATACATAAGACAATAATGGAATATCTCTACATGTTGAACGGCGACGGATTTGAATGGGAGGACATGTTACTTTACATGACCGAGGAACATGCCGTCTCCGCGTCACTTCGTTATCCACATCGGCGGGTGGAGATTTTCCAGCGTGATGCGCATGGGACATACATGCCGACATACAATTATTGGGAAAATGGGAAGTTGGTGAAAACATCGGCGAAGTGATATTCTATAATGTAGAATATGAGGGTTGAACTATAGGAATGATTATTAATTATTCCTATTGTAAAATGTATGGGTCTAGCGGGGCTAGGGGGTTATGGGGGAGCGCCCAGCTCCCCCACTTAGAGCTTGGCCCCAGGGAAACCGACTAAGTTGAAGCCGATACCGTAGCCGGCACCAGAGCGGGCGGACATGCCGATACTGGGTGCGAAGAAGTCCAGAATGGCGAAGACACCGGCAGCAACAACGGCAAGGGTGAGCACTTCGTCCATTGGGAGACTCTTTCGGGGAATGAAGATAGCAGCAACAGCGATTGCGAGCCCTTCAATGAGATACTTAATTGCGCGATAGAGGAGTTCCATGATAAATCCGTCGCCGTCCATTTCTAATATTTCTCTTATACCTGAGCCGGAGAAAAAAAGTGCGTAAAGACCGGAACATAACCAGAGATAGAACACTATAGGAATAGTTACGATGAGTGCCGCTGAGACCGACTTTCTTGACGAAGACCGCGAAATTCCCAGTCAGCGTTTTGTGCTGCTGAGTTTTCTGAGTCCTGAAAATGTGCTGGAGCGTAAGGACCAGTTCATGTTTGAGCGTTTCCTGAAGAACTACGAAGTGGAATGGAAGACGAAGAATCTGGAAAACTTCCTTGCCTCCACCTTCAACTCCTATAATGAACGCCTTGGGAAGGAGGCTGACAAGCTCTATAATGCGGGTCTCCAGGAACAGGGGGATATTGTGCTCGCCGCCCGTCTCCAGGTGGCTGATGCGCTGACCCTGTATGGTGACTTCGTGAAGAAGAATGCGGCGGAAATCAACAAGTCCAAGATTAAGGACGACTATGAAAACTTCATGTATAAGAATCGTGAAAAGCTGGAAGACGAATTCTATGCGGCAAATAAGTTCCAGACCTCGGTGCGTGGTCTGAAGGTGCGTGGGTCCTATCCCACGGCGGAGGAGGCTGGTGCGCGGGCGAAGAAGCTCCAGAAGGAAGACCCACTTCACAATATTTTCATGGCTGCGGTTGGGAAGTGGATTCCCTGGGACCCGAGTCCAAGTCAGATTAAGGAACAGGAATATGCGAACGATGAACTCAACAAGCTGATGAAGTCTTATAATGAAAACCAGGACAAGCGCGAAGAATTCTATGGACGCAATCCTCATCTTCGTAATGCCGGCGCCTTCCGTGAAGGTGGGCCGGCGGCCATTATGGGCGGAACCGAATCCTCGGCCTCAACTGGCGGTGCCTCGGCGGCGACTGGGTCCATTGGCGGTTCAATGTTTGATGAAGTGGGTGACCTTGTGCTCCAGCGCAAGATGGCCCAGGCTCAGGCGGCAAAGAAGGGCGGTGATGGATTCTAAGAGCACCTTTTTAGAAAAAAGGGGTTAGGCACTGTGTGCCAATTGGACCAAAGGTCCTAAGCCAAAACACAAAAAGAATTAATTAACTAACCCCTATAGTGCTACACTATAGGGGTTATTTTAATAAGGGTCTAAGAAATTAGTATTAATAATATATAAATCTCATTGGCAACAATGCTGACCACTTCTTACAATATTGATATCCAAGGATTTTTCAAGAGCATGGGAAAAAGAGACCATATAATTGTGGAAGTGGAGGATAATTACATTCCCTATAGTGGAGACAATCTGCTATATGTATATTGCACTCGTGGAACAATACATGTGGAAATTGATGGTTCAGAACCCATCATTTATCATGGAATGCCGACTGTGCGATTTTTTGAAGGAGGATTGCCAATGGCTGGTCAATATGCCGGCAAGGTATGGGTTCGTAAAAGTTCATCAGATGCACAAATCTATGCGGTCTTTGAGAATTATCCAGAAGAAGACCGACGCGCACTCTCTTATTATTCATCTATCTACGACCAAAACCGCGGCGTGAAGCTACGGGATCCGCGTGAAGGAGCGGTTTATCAGGTGGTGGGTAGAAATAGAGGAACACCAATGTTAGAGCGATTAAATGGAGACTAGCAATGCCCTATTAGTCACTAACAGTGACCTTCAGCGCAGAAACTGGGGGCTTAACCATAGGGGTCAAAGACTAGGTCTGACCCGTTCGGCTTCACGGGGTCAACCGGCGGGAGATTCAGTTCATCAGTCACGGCACAGAAGCCGGCCACGCATTTTGTGCCGGCGGGACAGGGGCCATCCAGTTGCCGACCACATGACTGAGGGGGCAACATTTTCTGAGTCTGACGGAGCTGTACAGTCTGGCCGGTGAGGGCAAGAACCAGTATGATGACAACAATAAGAATAATAAACCAATTCATTCTAAATAATCCCTATAGTTCTAATCTATAGGGATTGTTTATTTTTTAGTCTTAGGGATATTTCATCAGACCAGAACTATAGAGATTTCCCTAAAGCGTAGGAGGGGTATGGGGGATAGGCACTATCCCCCACCTATAGTTCTAATCTATAGGGATTGTTTATTTTTAGTCGTAGAGAGATTCCTATAATTTTACACTATAGGTAGTATTACTTTTATACTATCTCAAACCTTTCGCACCTGAATAAGAGGTGCGTTGCGGCGGCGTTCTTCGCCGTGGTAGAGATTGACATCCTCCTCCTCCTTGACGCGGTAGTTGACGGCATTGTGTTGCCAGAACTGTGGTGCGCCAATGCGGAACTCGGGGTGCATATCCGCCTTATACCAGAAAATCATGTCCTCCAGTTTATTGGAGCGGGTGGTGTTATTAATAACCAGACATTCGTAGTTCTCCGTACACTGACTCATGATTTGACAGAAGAAGTCAAAACTGGGGAAGGCAGCACCGAAGTTGTCAAAGATACGCTTACGGTTGTTAATGAAGTTCTCGCGCAGGATGAAAACGAAATCCACGTTGGTACGAAGGATTGGGGGAATACCAAGTGGGTATTGCATAGTAATAATAAAGAACACCTTTTGGTGACGACCGTTCAAGAAGAGATAGCGAATGTTGCGGTCATTAATCCAGGAATTATCGTAGAGACAGTCATCCATGATTAGGAACGAGCGTGGGTCCAGACCACCACGTGGAACAACCGCACCGGCCTGGGTGACACCGACACCGGTCGTATCACGAATCTTCTTTGTAATGAGCTGTTGGCGTTTTACGAAGTTCGCAATGACGGCCGGGCTGTATTCTCCGTGAATAAACATTGGCGGAATAATGGAACCATAGAAGCTGTTTGATTCTTCGGTCCCACTAATGACCGTCCCCATCGGCAGGTCGCGGTGATGCCACAGAAGGTCACGGACAAGAGTGGATTTACCAGTTCGACGCTTCCCAATGAAGACGACGACGGAATCTTGCTGAACATCTTTCATGTTAAACTTGCGGAGTTTGACCGACTGGGCATCCATTTTTATATGTGACATGGGATGTATATTGACTTACTATGTTTTACTTTTTCTTTTGGCGACAGTCAGAACGCAAGAAGACTATGTAAATGTCTGAAGTTGAAGAACATGGAATGTTGAATGTTTGCTATCCAAATCCTTATAGTATAAATCCAATGTCTAAACTATAGAGAATATCCGATGTGTCATTGCGTATAAAGAGATGGCAAGGGAACATGCCGCCGTCGTTAGGAAATGCCCCCAAAGAAAACGCAGCAAAAGGCGACCCCTATTATAAAAAGTCCGGCTCTAAAGACACGGCCAGTGCGTCCAACCGTCGGTTACACATTGGAGGGTTATTCGTGTTTGAATGATGTGAATCCTGCGGTGGGATATTTATATCCAAAGAAGAAGGGAGAGACTCTGGCGGAGCCATATACAATTCAGGCGGTAGATGTGTCTGGAAAGAAACTCCATGTTGAGGAGCGGGCGGAGCCGATTCCCATGTATATGAAGGTTGTCCATCTGTTGGACCCACAAAACTTCATGAAAAGCCATGAAGGGTATGTAGATGTGCCGTCGCCGGCGTTCTGGAACTTTGGTCATGGTGACCTCCGCTTTCATCATAACAAGGCCTATACGGAGGCGTTGGCGTATCATTATGCGAACACTATAGGAATTGAGACTGGTGTGCCGCATTATGTGGGCTGGTTGGGGTCGGTGCGGGCCTTTGCGGAGGAATATAAGTATGATATGGATGTGGATTTTGAGACATATCGTTTTCGGCGGTGGTTCTGGGAGCATTATGACGCTGGCTGGTATGACATACGATTGGAAGATAAGGAGACTGGCCAGGTGCTGACCAAAGAAGAATTGGAGAGTCTTTATCGGCCAGATGCCGATGCACTTACTGATACATCTACAGTCTCCTCGGATGAGGATGATGAAGAGGATGAAGAAGAGGGCGAGGACATGGAGGATGGCGCTGTATCAGAGTTCAGTTTTGAGGAACTGGATGTGGATGTTGCGATGGATATGGCCACCGCGGGCACCGGTGCGGACACTATAGGAATTGACCCTGCCGCCGAATTGGAGAGTATCACCTCCTTCTCCGTCGCCAGTTCCGCCTCGGAGCTGCCCACGCCGCGCACTGCCCTGGACGGTCAGTCTCACAAACCCTATAGTGTAGATGATGAGGAAGACAGTATGGAAAGTATTACGGAGCGGTATAATTGTTATGCGGTGTTGCGGAAGATGCCGGTCCTAATTACCTTCCTAGAAGCACAGGACGGAGTCCTGGATGCGGACCTGGAGGTATGTGGAGAACCATCCGCGGAGCGAGATGCGTGTTGGCTCGCGTGGATTTTCCAGTTGGTGGCGGCACTGGCCGTGCTACAGGAACGGCTTGGGCTCACACATAATGATTTACATACAAACAATATTCTCTGGCAGGCCACCGACCAGGAGTTCCTTTATTACCGATGGGGACCGAGTGGGCAGCACTATAGAGTGCCGACTTATGGGCGGGTGTTGAAGATTATTGATTTTGGTCGTTCCATTTACATGGGTGCGGATAAGAAGACTGTGATGATTAGTAGTGATTATTATGATTCCAATGATGCGGCGGGCATGTATAATTTTGGACCGATGATATGCGATGATGAGCCGCAGCGTATGCCGAATCGTGCCTTTGATTTGGCACTCTTTTCTTGTAGTGCGCTGCGGTCGCTTTTCTATGTGAATCCAGAGCCGGTGGAAGGAGGGGCAGTGTTGAGTGTGACGCCAGAGGGGCTGGGCGGTCCATGGACGGTGCGGGCTACCGCCTCCCCCCTCTTCAACCTACTCTGGTCGTGGGTCGTCGGCAAGGACAAGCGCTCCATTTTTGAAACGGAGGATGGGTGTGAGCGTTGGGAAGGGTTCGGTCTATATATTGGCCTGGCGGAACATGCGGTGGCGGGTGTGCCGGCGGACCAGTTCAAGAAGGATTGGGTGAAGGTGTTTGAATGGAAGGGGGCTGTGTCTGGAGAAGTTGTGCAGTTGCCATAAATAAGATAGTAGTAAAAAACCAATCCCTATAGTGTAGCACTATAGGGATTATAATGTGAATTCTTACTGATAATATTTGAGAATGACAATACCTGAACCTCCTGCTCCTCCTCCTGTAGAATTTGTTGATGTTGCGCCACCAGCACGACCTCCATTACCTCTATTTGCCGTGCCGTTTACACCTGCATTTTGTATTCCTGAATTCGCACCAGAACCACCTGCGCCATATGTAATCGCAGAACCGGTTATAGAAGAAGAAAGACCAGCGCCACCAGCGCCACCGCTTGTACCAGAATTTGCATTCCCTGCGCCGCCGGCGCCACCGCCACCTTTACCGCCAGCACCACCACCGGAACCAGTTCCACCTGTTGGTGCTGTGGTACTAGCTACTTGTGCCGCACCAGCAGTTCCTCCTGTCCGTGAACCAAACCCATTGCCACCACCAAGGGCGGTAATCGTTGCAAAGATACTATTATTGCCACTTACACCGGCATTGTTTGCGCGTGCATTTGCCCCGCCCGCACCACCGGACCCCACAGTTACACTATAGGATTGACCGGCTATTACTGCAAGTGAGCCTGAAAGAACCATACCACCACCGCCTCCACCACCGCCGGCATTATCATACCCATTTCCACCACCGCCGCCACCACCAACAACGAGATATTCAACTGAACTGACACGTGCCGGT